CAAATATTTCAGTAGCAGGGCCAAACGTAAAAAATAACTCTTTACCATAAACAACAGATGCGGCGCTAACTATGTCTTTCAACATAGTGTATACGTCCGGCTCTGTCGCCACATGGATAGGTGTATTTAGTATGTCTGTCATATCCCAAAAACATTTATATTATCATCGCTTGAAAAGTAGTACACGTTTTCACCATCGTACTCAGGATAGGTCGCTATATTTGTTTGTAACCATTTCTGAAAGTCAATGTACTGTTTAACCGCCTCGTTCCAAATGTCACAGGCTTTTGCATTGTTAGGTTCAATAGTATCGCCCCGGACAATGTCGCCAAACCTTGTATTTGCAAATCCGTTTCGCTCCCAAAGTTTAAACCAGATATATGAAGCAACCGGGCTGGTCTTAGCTGTCGAATCTCGCAACTCGGCAGCTAAGGCAGTCCAGCGGGCTTCAATTGTCGAAGCTGCTAACCCCAATATCAAAGCATCATATAATGCCTTACCCATCAACTGTCCGCATATTTCCGGCTCATAGTCATTAATCCCCTCGTTAACCTCAGTATAATTACCTTCTTCGGTAGTTATATTGGGGTTAATATTGGAAATAACCAGTCTGCCTTTATAGAAATATTCGTGTGTTGTGAGCATTATTACCTGATTTTATTGGTTAGAAGTAACGTCTGAATAGTTTGATTTCAAATGATGTCACCTTACATCCCGTTGATGTTAGCGGCGGCGCTACGTCAAGCAGCCTGATAAATTCCACCATATAATAACGGTAGTAATTCGCTATGGCTGTTTTTCCGGTAGTTGTGGCTGCTGAATATAGGTTATATGTTCCCATGTGATAGGCATTTTTTGTAGTATCATATAGGATTGTTCCGGTGTAGCTCGGCTCAGTAAGTAATGAACAAACAAGCGGTGTTGAAGTATTAACTACGGCACTCGTTGCCGTTGCAGAACTAATTATACTCCACGCCTGATTAGCGAACATTTTACCGTAAAGATTCACGGTAACGGTAGTATCTTTGCCAACCCTTTTATTAAGGTAGGCATTAATATACACCAATACCGGGTAGTCTTTATTACAGAAAAACGAATACCGCAGGGTGTCGCGGTGATCGCTCAACGTGTCAACTGCCAAGCCTGTGTACTTCATATAGGTATCGTTAAGCCCGAAATTAGGCAGGGCTTTTGTTAATGACTGAGGAAATGCCACTACTGAGAGCAACATTATTCCGACTAAAATTATGAATTTTTTCATTTGATTTTTTCCTTTCTTTATTTTTTTAATGTGGCATCGCCGTTTTTTATTAATAGAATAGCTATACTTCTATGCGTTTTCGGATATTCTAACCCGGTCTGCATATACTTTGCCTGTTCCGTACCTATTACAGTTACGTACTCTGGCAAGTCGGAAAAGTCCGGTTCTTGTTTTTCAACTTTTACCGGGCTTTTCGCTTCTACTTTTTTAACAGGTCTTGCCATGTTTTTACTGAGTTACTTTAGTTAATGACTGTTTTACAGTATCAATCGTAGCGGACACCCAGCTTGCTTTGCTGATTGTAGGCAGTTTCAGGATTGAGAATACTTCCCCGATAATGGTGTATTCGTTTTCAATCAGTTGGTTTCCATACTGACCGTTACGGATAATGAAGTTTGAGTGCTGCTCGCTGATTGTCATCGAAGAGCCTACAATGATGGTTCCTGCTGGCACGTTTTTGTTTACGATAGGACGCAAACCGTGGAAGGCAATTGCTTCGGGGATATAAGTTATATCACCTAAAGAGTTTTGCGAAATTGTTGCAAGTGCATAATCACCCGGGCGGATGAACACCAGGTCAGGATCGTAAAGATTGTTTTCTATGCACAGCTTTGTGGCCTGAATAACCTGAGATGTCCCAGGGCTTACAAATGTACCGTCTAATTCAGTTGCCTGATAGGCGGAGCAATAAGCAACGATAAGGGCAAGTACCCCGGCGTTCCATGACCTGATAACCTGCTGCTCAAACATATTGATAATTTGCAGTAACAACTGGTCAAAGTCCATTTGCAATTCTTCGGTAAATTCAATTCTACCGGCGTATTTCTCGCGGCTTGCTTGTTTCCAAACAAAGGATTTGTCAGTAAGTTGTTTTGCTGCTCCCTCTGATACGGCTGCTCCTGTGGCGTCAACTGATTCAGTATTTTGTTCTTTCCATCTTTCAATGGCAGGTACTTTGGCGACCTGACGGCCTCCGATAGCATCAATAATGAAGTTTGCCGGGTAGCGGATAACAAGCACCTCTAAGTCGTCCATTATAGACAGCGTGTTGTTTGCGCTTGCTCCTGTTAATACTGTGGCGGTTGTCATTAATGCGGATGCGGTTCTTTTGGCTTTAAATTCGATAGCCCAGTTGATACCGTCCTGACGGGCGCGCATGATTTCGTCTTTCTTTTCGGTCAGCATTCTTTTGAGCTGGCATTTTTCGTCACCTGTAAGGGTGCGTTTTGATTTGGCTTCGTTTTCGTCCACCTTTACAGCAATTTTTCTGATGGTTTCGGAAACGGTTTCACCTTCGGGAATAACCCCTACTCTTGCAGCCAATTCATTAATCAATTTATTTCTTTGGGTTGCTTCTTCAAGGAATGCTTTTTCAACGCCTTCCGAAATTCCTTCCAGAAAGTTTTGATCTTCCTCGGTTAACTGTTTTCCGGTTGCAGCAACCTTGGCCCGGTAAACATCCATGATGATTTTTTTCATTTTAAAATTTGTGTTTGAGTGAATTAATAATTGATTTATTTGGTTTTATTTCTGTTGGTTTGATCTGCTCTTGAATTTTTCTTTTTACTTCGATCTGGCTTTCAATATCCTGCGGCACCGGTGCGAAACTTAAAGAGGTTGGCTCCCAGTCAACGGCTTTATATTTCGGTAACATACCTTGCTCCCTGGTTACTTCATAAGTATAAATGTCGCCCTCAATAGATACGGTCTTTATAATTCCGTTGGCAACGTCATTACGTAAGGCATCGTCAGCGCGTGCGCCCCATTTATATTTTAACTCCAGTCCTCTTTCGGTAAATTCGTAACCAACAGAGATACCAAGCGTATTAACAGCTGACTTATCCCACGTATGGTTGTCAAACAAATTTAAACCGCTGTCAAGCCTTGCAACCCTTGTATTTTCGGCTGTCGGCAAGAGTACCTGTGTGAAGTATTCGCCATTTTCATAATTATACATTGTCTGTCCGTTGTTGGTAGGGCTGGCGATACATTTAAAATCGTAATCGGATTCCGCTGGAGCAACTTCGATCTTTGCCCGGCAAATTTGTTTGTTTTCCTGATCTTTATTTTTCTGTTCCATAACTTAACTTCTTTTTAGCATTAATTCTGCATCCGCTTTTGCTATTCCAAACATGACTATTAGTATGTTTGTTTTTTGTATATCTGACAGCGTGGTGTCAATAAGGATTGCCTGTAATGACTGTGTGCCGCCTACGCCAAATTTAATTGCAGGAGGTTGCGTAGTAATGTCGCTAATATATCTGTCGCCTCCAACAACCTCCTTTTGATCAATCTTTACAAGATATTCATTCAATGTAATTATGCCATCATTGTATAATTTACCGAATAAATCAGCCTTATTTTTTAGCGTTGTCGTTTTTTCACCTTCATCAATCATTAGTACAGATACGGTCGAATAGTCAATACCTATCTTATTGCCCGTGGTATCAATCATTAAAGTATGCGTGAGGTCATTTGCAACCATATCGGCAATTGACATTAAGGCATTTTCCCATACCGACCTTTCAGAAGTGGCCTTATTTGCAAATGTTGATTGATCTTTACGTGGTACTAACTCCGGGGGTATCTGAAAAATACTGGCAATTTTAATTGAATCCTCTAAGGTTTCATCAAATGGCATTAACCTTTGAATGTCAACAAGGGTATTAATAAACTCCATAGGCACGGATGAAACTCCCCAGAGGTTGCGGCGTCCTGTTATCCCGTTGCGGTCGTTCACGTCTGACGATGCCTTACGTAACGATGTGGCCAACGGAATAATTAAAACAGTATCTATTGAGGGCGACATTTATACTTATGAAGTAACCAGGGAGCAGGGCATGTTGCCAAAATACAAAGCCGT